CCAAATCCTTCACCTTTAGTTAAAGATATCATTGCTTTTACTTTACCATGATTATACAAATTATTTACATCTGTATCATCCAAATCACCATGTAGTAGATAAACATTAGGTAAATTACCTTTAACTGTTTGTCTAATAGCATCTATTTTCTTAAGTATATCTTCTCTATCCATTATAGAGTTAGTTACTTGAGATGTTTTTATAATCAGAGCTGGTTTAGTGACTTTATTTTTAAATGTTTCTAAAAATGCTTTAATTGTGTATCCAACATTTTTTCTATCTTCACCTATTTGTCCTTGTAACCAATGTCCTAAAAATAAGAAACAAAAATCTTCCTCTATTTCATCTAATGAAGCTACTAATTCTGTTTCTTCTAAATTATCATCATCAATATGAAAATATTTATTTAAATCAGCTCCCTCAAATAGTACTTCAATTGGTTTTTCTAATTTAACTACACCAAGAGATTGATTAGTATTAGGATCTTTTTTCTCAAATGATGATGATTCAAATACTTTTTTAGCATGTTCAGATGATACTAAAGTTAAATTCATTTTATTAATTCCTTCAATCCAACTTGGATCACAAATTGTAGTTTCAATACCAGCTGTTATACCAATATTGAATTTACCTATAGGTTGGAATTCATTTGGTACTGTAATTTGAATCCAGATATCTGGTTGTTTTGGTAATTGAGGTTGTTTCCAAATTAAATCCAATATATTTTTATCTTCTGGTTTGTTAGGGTTTAAAGCACCATATGATGTACTTCCCCAACGTTGAGATATGATTCTAATATCATATTTATCATATTTTAAAAGTGCTTTAACTACATCTCTACTTCTAGCTCCATAACCTGACATTGTGTCTATAGGACAACTTATAACTAATAATGGTTTCATAACTATTAATAAACTAATTTGTGACGAATATGATTTCTTTTTAACGGTTCTATTTTAATTAACTCAAATTTTGATCTTGGTACCCAATTGTTTAATACTGTATCAACATGGTTAATAATATTTTTACTCATGTTAGAAGCACTCATTTTAGATTCTTCTGATGTTACCCACTCACGAGCTAAATCACCTCTGCGTTTTCTTTCTTCAGCTCCTAACTCATATACTTTCATTATAGCATCAGCTGCGTCTTTAAAATCAACTCTATCATCAAATATATAAGGTGTAGGTACTGAACCTTGTATACTTATACTACTTGGAAATACTGGTACTGCCCAATCTCCACATTTTTTATATGTTCCAAAATGATTAGAACAAAAATCTTTATCAAACTCAATCCAATTGCCGTTTTCATCCTCAAACCTCATTTGATCCTGCATACCACCAGTAACATTAGCTATAATCATTTTACCACACATCATACCTTCAGTCAATGATAAACCCCATCCTTCATTAGATGATAATAATATAACAGCATCAGATAAATTATATAATAAATTAATTTCTTCAGATGATATTCTTTGATCTGAAAAATATATTTGAGAACATTGTTCTTCTGTAAATAATATATCCCTAACAGAATATAAATCTGTACCATGTTCATCAATAGGTTGTGTATGTAATATAATAGCACATTTGTCTGCTTTTTCTTTAGGTAATTTATCTAAAAATAACTTAAAAGCAGCTAGTGTATCAGGAACTGATTTACGTCTAATGTTTCTAGAATTAAACATTAAAGTAAAATCATAATTCTTATCTTTAAAAATCTGAGTCTTAGCTTTTAATAATTTAGAATCATTTTTATCTACAGGATGAAATATTTTTTCATTAATACCATGTGGTATATAACTTAATATTTTATTCTTAACTTTATCACCTAACACTAATTTATTTATATTAAGTGTTTGTTTTGATATAGCCATTAATCCATCACATGATTCATAATAAGCCTCATTATATAATGGTGCTGGATATTCATCCCAAATATTTAAGTAAATCATAGGTATGGTTTTTCTAATTTCATTTTCCATTTGAAATAACCAAGTCCAATATCTTGGATCAGTGAAAAACATTAACACATCTGGTTTTTCTATGTCTATTAATGTTCTAATTAATTGAGGATCACCATAACCTGATACTGGATATACAAATACACTAGCATCATTAATTTCATTAAATATGTTAGTGTCTGGACTTAAATCAAGTCGTTTACCTTGTTCTGGATGATTAATAGCACCACCTACATTTGTCCAATTAAAGACATGAGATGTACCTACAACCATTTCTCTAGCTATAGTAGCAATACCAGATGTAAATCTAATATCATCACATAATAAGAGTATTTTTTTTCTCTGTTCTTTAGGAATGTAACCTTCTTTCATAACGTATTTTAATTATTTTTTAAACTTGACTACCGGATAATGCTAAGTTATTGTGAGCGTGTATTTCTTTTCTGAAATCATCATCAGTTAAATACATATGAATACTTCTATCTACTAATTTTTGAAGTGAGAATTTTGTACGTACACATAGTACTTTAAATTCTTCAAATAACTCTTCACTAACTTTAACACTTGTTAATTTATTTTCTGCCATAATATATTGCTTTTATTGCGTATATAAATATATACAGAAATCAAAAAACAACATTCTTATTACAAAGTGTTTTATCATTACTGAATGGACAATAAGTACAAGAATCTTTACTTACTATTTTAGGATATTCTTTATCTATTGATTTACCATCACCATCAAAACATTCAGATAAGAATGAATTAAATCGTTCCATTGCTTGTTTACGTTTTGTTTTACCACTAGCTGGTTTAAATGATGATATATAAGGTATAGGGAATGCATCATTCTCCCAAATTTTTCTTTTCATTATAAAAAACTCAACTTCAATCTTATCAATATCAATATTATATTGTTTTGAAAAATATTCTTTATAAAGTAATATTTGAGATATTTTTATCTCATCCTTTTTAGCTTTATCATTCCATCCTTGTCTTGATGTTTTGATATCATATATATAAACTTTATCTAAATCTTTATCATATAATACAAAATCAATATAACCTTTTAAGAATAAATTTTTAGATAGATTAACCATTAATGGCATCTCAATTCCTAATAATACTACATTACGAGTTGAGAAAAGTTGAGTACGATGTTTTTTAAACCAAGTAAGTACACTAACCCCATCTTCAAAAAATTCTTTCATCTCATCTGGATTAGAGAAATGTTGTTTACTTCTTTCAAATTCTTCTTTGTACACAGCTCTAAAACGTTCATTAAACATAGCTATTATATCTATTCTGTCAGCGGCTGCTCCACTTTCCTCATACATTACTTTTAAATAATGTTGTACTGTTTCATGAACTGAAGTACCAAATATAGTATGAATTGATGCTTGATATGAAGCTAAACCTTTAACATAATTCAAATACCATTGATGAGGGCATCTACGATATATAGAATATTGAGAATAAGATACTGTGGTTTGAAATCTATAATCTATTTCTTTAGGTGCAGTATTTTTTATTTTTAATTCAACTTCAGTTAATTTATTTTTTGCCATATTTCATTCTTATTTGTTCTCCCAACTGCATATCATTAGGATATTTATTAACTAAATCTTGAATTGTATTTAATGTAGTTATTTCTTTTTTTAAATATTGAGCCATGTCTAATGCTTCTTCATACGCATGTTGAAGCATATTTTGATGGTTATTTTCACCTAATGTTGTATTATATTTTTTTAAACCTACATCTGCTCTCAACTTTAAATCTTCCATCACTGACCATGTAATATCATCTTGTGGGCGTTCAATTATTTTACTCATATAGAATGTATTTATAATTTAAATTTAGTTAATTTAACTAGGGACGCCAAGTTAATTAATTGTTAATAATTTACTGTATTATCTAGTTTATCTTTTTTAGTGATAAACTTATTGCTTATTTCATTAATTAGTTTATCTAATCGTGAATCAATATAACTAATGTTATTATCAATTCTACGATCAGTAACTTCTTGTAAATCGTGTCGATCACGTTCAATTGAATTGTATCTAGACTCAATATCCATCCAGACATTTCTCATTTCTTCTTCTATTGACTTGACCTTTTTTGATACCTTAATAGCACCAATAGTAAGCCAAACCAGTATCCCAACCACAACTGTAGCTGAAACACCTAATAAAAATGTAATCATTGTTTTTTTCTCCTTTTTTGTTTTGTACTTGGCGTCCCCAAGTTAAAAGTATTTTTTACTAATTGAGTATCAATTATGTTAACATAATCTTTAGCTTCACGAGTACTACATTGATAATATTCAGCTACTGCTTTAATAGTCTCAGAGTCATTTTTACCACTTGCTTTAATATATTTAAAGAATGATTTCTTTTTAGGTAATAAATCACAATAGAATTTATAAACCATTCTATTAGGACAATTAGGATATTTTTGAATCATATTAACAACATCAATGTAATCTGGATTCATACTTATAAAACGATGAATCATGAATGTATTAAATTCAGATTTATCTTCATCCGTAAATGTATTCCACGGTTGTTTATTATATGTTATCTGATTTATCCAATCAAATAGATTCATCTAGATTCTTTAATGGTTCTGGTAGGAATGCTTCATTAACATGACCGCATTTAGAACAACTAAATACAGGTAATGGAATTAGAGCATCTTGAGGTGTACCTGTTAAAAATTTATTTGCTTTTCTAAGCATAAGACCTTCTTGGAATACATCATGACCACACTCATCACAAACAATCGGAGTTGTTTTCTTTAGGTCAATGTTTAATTTAATTTGTTCTTGTTGACTCATATTATATATTTAAAAGTTTAGCGATTGCGGACATAAAACATATTTCTTTATCAGGTATAGTTGTTGAATGAAATAAGTATTCTTCTATAATTATAGTAGCATCAGGTGATGAGAACTCATTATGTAGTTCCTTATATAAACCTGTAAAATCAGTCACATTATTATCTGCTATAAGTTGTCTGATATTATTAAATGATGTTTTTTTCTTTGATTTGACTTCATTAATTATTTGTTCTGTATAATGACTATCAATAATATTTTTAGCTATTAATTTACCTCCAATTGATAGACCCTGAAGTGAATTAAGTGCTCGTCTAATATCAGGATATGTTTTTTTGATTATTTCAACTACATCTTTAATATCATACTCTATTTGTTCTATATCAAGTATTTCCTTTAAACGTTTAGCTATGGTTTTAGGTTCGGGAGTATTTAATGCAAATGACGTTAATCTTGATTGTAATGGATCAATAATACGCTCTACAAAATTACAAGTAAATATAAATCTAGTTGTTAAACTAAATGATTCAATAACATTCCTAAGTGCCGCTTGAGCATTTATAGTTAAGAAATCAGCTTCATCTAATATAACCACTTTAAGTGGTTTAAATGTAGCTCCAGAAGCAAATTGTTTTACTTTATCTCTAATTGTATCAATACCATTCTCATCAGAACAATTTAGATATATAAAATCACAATTGATATTTCCTACAACTAATTTAGCAGCTGTTGTTTTACCAGTACCAGCTGATCCATGAAGTAATAGATTAGGAAAATCATTTTTATCAATCCATCCTTGTAAACTATTAATAAACTCTTCATTACCTAAATATCCTTCTAAAATACTAGGACGATATTTCTCTACCCAAAGAGTATGTTTTGTATTAAACATAACTTTTATTTTTTAATATATTCAAATATAATGTCAATATTTCGAGGCGCCAAATATTTTATAGTATGGTACTTATTAATATGGTTTAATGGTTTAGCTTCTTTTTCATGTTGTGACCATTGAAACTCACCACCAAATCCCATCCCACAATAATAACCTAAATCACTATAAACAATAAATTCAGGTTGAATACAGTCTATCGGTTTATTTTCTTTCTTTTTCCTACCCATTTTATTTTACTGAATTAGTTTTTAATTGATTGTCTTCTACTATAAGATATTCTCCTGATGTATCCATTGTATCTATAAAATAATATCTACCACCAGTAAATTTATCTGATCCTTTTAGGTCAAGTCGTCTCATTTGAGTATGACCTACAATTTGAATATAATCTTTCTTTAATCCTTTATCATGTTTTTTATTTGCACTCATAAGTGAACCTGGTCTAATCCAAATTGGAGTTTGCGTTGTATTATCTCCATAACCATCAAAGCCATTAAATTCAAATGCTTTAGGTTTGTATTTAAATAGTTCATTTAAGTCAACTACAATACTCTCTTTAGACCAACCATCAGATCCAAATACTTGATCCATGAATATAGGACTTACACCAGCATGAGTGAATAGATAATCTCCGAATCCATAAGCCATTTGTAAATGATATCTATTTTCATCTATTACTTGAGTAATTGAAGGTGCAATTCCAGATTGATATCCACTTGTACCTGTGTATCCAATTTCTGGAAAGTAGTGATGGTCGTGATTGCCAATTAATAATGTAACTTCAATTTGTGGATTATTTTCTTTGTATTGAATAATCTCTTTAAAATTATGAATTTGTTCTACTCCTGGAATATCAAATGAATCAAAGTAGTCACCTATAAAGATAATCCTATCAGGTTGTTCCTGATGTATGGCTAGTTTCCAATTGGAACGACCATGTGTATCGCCTAATATTATTGTTTTCATAATTTAAATATAGTTAAAGAATTTAGGTTAATTACTTAATGGTGCTTTAATTGCTGGATGTGATTGGTAATTTTCTAATTCAAAATTGACTTGTCCGTGTATTGTTTCATCAAATCCTTTATGTTCTAAGTTAGCTAAAAATATAGGATTCATTTTTAGTTTAGGTAATTCATAAGGATGTCTTGAACATTGTTCTGCTGCTTGTTCTAAATGATTGTTATATAAATGAACATCACCTAAATTGCCAATCAATTCATCGGGTACCATATTAACTAACTTAGCAATTATTTCTAATAACAAAGCATAAGATGCTATATTAAATGGTAGTCCTAAAAATGTATCTACACTTCTTTGATTCCACATTAATGAAATTGCTCGTGTTGGTATATTATTCTCTTTTAATTCCTCTACTGTATAGTATTGAGGTAGATTATCTTTTTCAGTCAAACATAAATGTTTATCCATAAGTTTAACTCGTTCTGTTTCATCTAACTCTCTCGTATAAATTTGAAATCCATTATGACAAGGTGGTAATACCATTTGGTCTAACTCACCTACATTCCAAGCCGATACCATTAATCTTCTACTATCAGGATTTGTTTTGAGTTCGGAGATTAGATTTGCGATTTGATCTATTTCAATAGGAAAGTCTTCCCAAGTGCTTGTTGTTTTATCTAATCCTTCCCAACTTCTCCATTGCTTACCGTAGATTGGTCCTAACTCACCCCACTTATTAGCAAATTCATCATCGGTTTTAATTAAATTTATAAATTGTCCTATATTCCAAATTGAAAAATCAGGATCTTCATCATCCTCACTATTACTCATAAAATTTTTGAAAGCGTCACCATCCCAAATATGACAATCATTATCAACAAGATATTTGATATTAGTGTCACCTCTTAAAAACCACATTAATTCAGTTACAATTGCTTTCCAAGCCATCTTCTTTGTAGTTAATAATGGAAATCCTTCTTTCATGTTGTGTCTAATCTGTCTACCAAATATTGATTTAGTTCCAGTTCCTGTTCTATCTGCTTTATCTACTCCGAAATGTATTAAATCAAGTAATAATTCTTTATATTGACGATCTATATTATTCATAAATTTATATTGTTTATTCAGTTATAGGTTCATCCCAAACTTTTTTAAAGAACTCATCCATGTTATACTCTCTTTTTATAACTAATCCTCTAATATATTCAATTCTTTTTTTATCACCCTCAATATTAATATTATGTTCATTAACACGAGCTATCATATTATATAAAGCTCTAAGTGTATTATAATAAGGTTTAGCATCTTTTATAAAACTTACCATACGTTCCCAATACTTAAAAGCAGTGGATGATCTAGGATCTAAAGCGTATCTCATTCTGTAACTATAAGTAATGCTAGGATGTACAAGACGAAGTTCAAAATCATCATAATATATAGTTATGATATCTTTTTTTCTAAGTATTTCATCATTAAATATATCTATTTTAAAATATTTATGAACTGAAAGATCAACTCCGAGAATATCATTTTCTACGTCATCCCATGATTTTGAAAATTGCCACATACGTTCTTTAGGATCAAATTTATATGGTATTTTGAATTTTTCACCAGCTCCATCCCAACCATATCCTACTTTCATATCATTTAAATCAAAGAAGTTTTTTATATTATTATAATCTTCTTCAGTAAATTCTTCTCTTAAACCAAAATCAAAATCACCTATAGGACTCATAGGTTCAAGACCTAGTAATCTAAGAGATAAACTACCTGTTAAAACAAATTTATTATTCATTGTTAACATAGGTAAAATATACTTATTAAATGCTTCTTTAGCATCTTTATCTAGGTTATCAAGAATATTTTGTTTAAACTTAAGTTTTAATTTACCTGTTTGGGAATCAATATTATAAACTATATTCATAACTTTTATTTAATGTAATTAAAAAATTTGTTAACTACTTGTTGTTCACCTTTAGATCTAGGTTGAGCAGGTGGTCGTTCTACTACTTTGG